ATGAGCAGAGCACTTAACAAACTGAGCGATACACAGCTAAGAAAAATCAACGGCACACCAGCCCCAAAAACCACATTTCTTAATGACGGTGGAAACCTGAGCGTCAGGCATTCCACCAGCGGCTTGTTAACCTGGTATTTCACCTACAGGGCAGGAGCTGGACGCCAGGTATCACCGGAACGCCTGAAGCTGGGAAATTATCCTGATCTGAGCCTGAAAGCAGCCAGGGAAAAAGCGGCACAGTGTCGCGCATGGCTGGCAGAAGGAAAAAATCCACGCCATGAGCTTAATTACTCCATACAGGAAGCACTAAAGCCGGTAACGGTGGGTGATGCGATCAGCTACTGGCTGGAAATGCACGTAAAGGAAAACCGTGTCGATTACGTATGCCTGAAAAGCCGCCTGAATAATCACGTCATACAGCATATTGGCAATATGCCACTGGATAAATGCGAGTTACGTCACTGGCTAGCCTGTTTTGACCGGATACGCAAAAAATCCCCTGTAACGTCTGGTCACATGATGCAGGCGTGTAAACAGGCGCTTAAGTTCTGCCGTAAACGTCGCTACGCAGTCAGTAACGTTCTGGATGATCTTAACGTGGTGGACGTTGGCAAAAAACCAGGCATAAGCGAACGCGTGCTGAGCAACAAAGAACTTGGCGAATTATTACAGGCGCTGGATAAAAAAATATTCCCGCCCTACTACAGCGCACTAATCCGCCTCCTGATTGTGTTCGGCTGCCGAACCGGAGAACTGAGATTATCGGAGATCAGGGAGTGGGATTTTAAGGAAATGCTCTGGACAGTACCGAAAGAGCACAGCAAAACGAAGGTCGCCATATTCAGGCCAATACCGGAAAGCATTTTACCGTTCGTCACGCAGCTGGTGGAGCAGAACAGACACACAGGGCTATTACTCGGGGAACTGAAACAGGAAGCCAGTGTGTCGCAATACGGCAGATTCATGCACAAAAAATTAAACCATCCGCACTGGTCACTACACGATATACGGCGCACGTTTACCACGATGCTGAACGATTTAGGCGTGGATCCGCATATTGTCGAACAACTCACCGCTCACCAGATGCCAGGGATGCAGCGAGTCTATAACCACTCCCGTTATCTCGATGCGAAACGTAATGCGCTGGACATGTGGACAGAGCGGTTAGAGATACTGGCGGGTACTCACAAAAACGTAACCACACTGCCAATAGCCAGAGAAATATAATTTTTTTGCGATTTTTTAGAACTGACACAACGTGAAACAACGAGACACCACGACGAACAACGGCGAACAATCTGGAACAAACTTGATTAACATCTGACTGACACCCTAAAAAGTTGATTTTCAGTCGTTTTACTGGCTTTTTGTACATTGGCGAATCACTCTTAAAAACATGTAAAAAAGGCGTAAAAACAGAATTTTATGCCTTTGCACCACAATGAATTAAAAGAGTTTTTATTCTCATTACCACACTTCTGTAAAATGACCGCCGCCAGTGTTTGCCATTCCATAAACACCCTGACACAATCCGACGCACCACAACACAATAGGACACCAAATAACTCTTTAAGAAATATCAAAGGGGGAATTGTGTTAAGCACAGATCGCTTTATACGTGAAAAAGAATGTCAGCAACTTACAGGCCTGAGCCGTTCATGTCGGTACCGCCTGGAAAAAACCGGACAATTCCCATCACGGCGTAAGCTCGGCGGTCGTTCCGTTGGCTGGTCTTTATCCGAAGTTCTGGCATGGAAGGAAAGCTGCGAGGCAGTTCACTAATCAGGCTGGCGGCACACCGCCGCCACCCATCCACTAATACAGAGATCTAACCATGAATACTGGATATTCTCCCGAACAAGGGCGGGGCTTCGTTCGTCCTGAAAAACAGAATCTGCAAAATTTTGCCGAAATTATTCCGGTTATTTCCGGCCTTACTGGCGGGAGTGAAACCAATATTGTTAACGCCAGAGCGTTGCAGATGTTTGATGATAAAAAGGGAGTAAATTTAACTTACACCCCTGACGGCAATCAGAATATGAGCATTATCTCTGAGTCAGGTTTCTACAAACTAATAAAAACAAAAAGCGCCCCGTTGCCGGAGCGCCTTTGTGAACAATTAACCTACTGCGCACAAAATGAATCTGAGCAGTGGGATTATATCAACCGTGTGGCGAAGCGCCACAATTGCCGGATAACAGGCAAAACAAAGGCCACCCGCTACGGTGGCCCCTCGACACAAGCTACACGTTATCCCCAACGCATGAGCATCACCAACAATGCCACATTTGCGGCTGGTGGGCAATGTGATCAGTCAGATTTGGTTCGTTCCAAGGTTTGCAACGAGAGCTTTTTCCTGTGCTCTTTAAGGAATTTCTCAAGAGCAAAAGCACATGGCGCGAATCTTTCTGATTCATGCTCTATCTTTCTGCGCCGTCTTTTCCGTGCCGGTGATAATGTTTTGGTCAATTCTTTATCGGTCATTGTGTTGTCCTGCATAGCAATGCGCCGTAATACCTTACACCACGGCGCTGATGGTGATTACTCTGGTTCTTTGGTCTTGCGACGCTGGAGTTCTTCGCGTGCAACGGTGACAAGCTGCCCGATTTCTTCCGCTGCTTTGATGCCGATTTGTTCGACCTTAGCCAGGGCATCCAGTGACGACACAAGGGGATTTTCTCCGCTGCCTTCTGCTTGGCGGCGGGCTATTTCTCCGCGCATGGCGGTTACGATAAATCCGGCATTGCTTTCGCCGTCCAGCTTAACGGATTCCATCCCTTGCATAACATCTAGTGGGACTCTGACAGTTGTCAGTTGTGATTTTGCGTTTTTGTTAGCCGTTGCCATTTCTGAAACTCCTAATCATCGGTGTGTTTCAGTATACACAAAAAAAGAAATACAAAAAGCCTTGACGTGTGTTTCATGCGCTCATAACATGAAACACACCAAAAGAATTGTTGAAATACAAAGAGCAACGCCCCGCAGTGCCGGAAACACATACGGGGCGTCTAACCACCAACGATAGCAAGATTATCGAGGCTGCTATGAGAAATCATACCATACACCCGCAAGGGCGGGACTCGCACAACCTGAATAAATACATCTGGCGTTTTATCGCCCTGAGTACGGCACAACCGCGCGTGATTACCATTGAGGCCACCAGCGAACAGGAAGCCCGTCAGCAATCACCGGCTGGCTGCGTGATGGTATTCGCCGCCCGTATTCGTCAGGGGGTGCACCATGTGCAATAACACCCGTCCGGACGCAGCCGCCGAAGCAATCAAAACACTGATTGATGCGCTGATTGATATTTCTGTTATCGCGGACAGGGCGCATAAGCACGCTACCAGTGAAACAGAATATGCCGGGGCTTTCGTTCCTCACTCACTGGCTGTTATGCAATTTAGTGCTGATATGGCACTGAATGAGGCCAGGGCTATCCTGATTGCTGATTGTGAAAATGGGGGGGGTTATGCGTGATGATCGTTTTAATGCCCTGAAACAGGAATTTGATGGCGCACCGGAACACGAAGCAGACGCATTGTTGGGCGTTGCTGACATGATAAAAGCCGCATTTTTTCTTATCAATACCAGTGGCTACAGGTCAGAGGGTGCGGAGATTCTCAATATTGCGTCGGACTATGCGGAATATGTTGCAGAGGCGCGTTACAGAAGAAAATTCCCGGAGGATGTAAGCCATGGATAAAATCCCTTTCGATGTTCTTATTCATTCTGAGAATGCATTAAACCGGGCACTGGAAATGAAAGCGGTATTAATTAAATTAACCGAAGTTCATGCCGAACAGGGGGGGGGATTTATTTTCTGCTTTCAGCACTCTGTTAACCCCGGTTATTGATGAATTAAACGCGGTTATGGAAATACACGACAAGACCCGCGCAGAGGAATAAAAACCATGAAAAAGAAAAATTCTGGCTTTACTGCCAGCGGCCCCGCTCGGCCTGAAATCCGCCCCGGCGATATTTTCCGGGATAACTACGGCGGCACGGTAACGATTAAAAGCGTGGCGGGACGGTGCGTTACTTACCGCCGTGATGGGTACGGCTATGACTGCGTGATGCCTGTTTATCAGTTCCGGGGTGATTTTTCACTGATACAGGCCACGCCATGCAAACAGCCCACCAGCAACGCAAAGGCACGGGCGAACATTCAGAAAATGAAAAACATGATTAACGCATTCAGGGGTAAAAAATGAAACTGGCACCGAACTTAAAAAAACAGCCGCACGACAAAATGACCGAAGTCATTATTTTTGCGGGTAGTGATGCCTGGGCGCACGCGAAACAATGGCAGGAGCAGGACGGGCGACTTGCTGGTGACAATGTTCCGCCTGTATGGCTGGGAGACAGCCAGCTTGACGAACTGGCAGACCTGAAAATTATCGACGATGGTCGCTATTGTGTCCGGCTATACAAGGCAGGCCACATCAAGCCGTCAAATATTAATGCCATCGGGCAAAAACTGGCGGCGGCAGGTGTACGGGATGCGAATTATTACCCTGAGGGAATGCACAGCCAGAAGCTGGAGAACTGGCACGACTACCTGCAACGGATCCGCGAACAGACAGAGCGCGGGGAAATACTTACTGACGAGCAATACAGCCAGCGAAAAACCACGCTACCAATGAGTATTGGATCTGCAGGGTACGACACACAGCTTGATTATGTCGTTAAGGGCGTGATTCCGGCTAATTCATTGTGCAGCACATACGGCGCGAGCGGTTCCTATAAATCGTTCCTTGCGTGCTCCTGGGCGTGTCATGTTGCCACGGGTCACCACTGGGGAGGCCGCAGGGTGGCGCATGGTTCGGTGATGTATGTTGTCGGTGAAGGTGGCATTGGTGTCCCTCGTCGTATCAAAGCATGGGAAATCGTTAATGATGAACGGGTGAAAAATCTGTACCTGGTAAACCGCCCGATTTTTCCGGCAGCACAGTTTGATATTGATGAAATGGTCATCGCTTCCCGCCAGGTTGAAAGGGAAACGGGTAAACCGGTACGCATGATTATTCTGGATACGCTGGCGCGTTGCTTTGGCGGTAATGATGAAAATGACGCGCGGGATATGGGGGCGTTTATCCGTGGATGTGACGAACTGAAACGACGCACAGGGGCCACGGTGCTGGTGGTTCACCATTCCGGCAAGGATGAAACAAAGGGGGCGCGTGGTTCCAGTGCATTTCGTGCATCTCTGGACGCTGAATACCGTATTCGCCGTGAAGGTGCGGACAGTGAAGCCCTGGTTATCTCCTGCACCAAAATGAAGGATGCGGAGGAACTGAAAGAGGCTGCATATGATTTACGCGTGGTGGAGCTTTTTACCGACACTGACGGGGAGTTAATCACGTCGCTGGTGGTTGTGGATAAGCCGCGCCCACCTGTTGAACTGGAACGCATCGAGGAAGCCGGGAACAAGACGGAGAATCACGCCGCGCTATGGGGCTGTATCCGTTCACGCACACAGCGCGGCGATAAATGCACTATCCCGTTGTTGCGTGATGATATGAAAAAGCTGGGGTATGAGATGAAACACTTCCGGCGCTGGCTGTACAAGCTGGAAGGTGATGGCGTTATTGCTATTGACGGTGATGACGTGCGCCCACTGTAAAAAGTGGGTAGTAAAAGTGGGTAGTAAAAGTGGGTAGTAAAAGTGGGGAGTAAAAGTGGGGAGTAAAAGTGGGGAGTGTGGGGAATTTAACAAAATTGAAACGCGATTCCCCACTTTCCCACCTGTATATACCTCAAAAAGTGGGGAGTAAAAAATACATTGAAAAACATCACGTTAGAATCACAAAAAAAAGAAGTGGGGAGACGTTGGGTAATTTCAAAAAGTGGGTAGTAAAAGTGGGGAGCAGTGAGGAATGACCAGAAAAACCAGAGATAAGACAGCGCCAAAATATCGCGCATTAGACATGACAGAGCACGCCTTAAAGGTGGCAATCAGAACGATAGACCGCCACGCCGGGGAAGGATACGCGAAAGCACATCCCGAACTGATAAGCGCATTCATGGCCACGACGGCGGCAAACTTTGCCACGCTGACAGAACGGGAGATTGCCGAAGCGGAACAGGTGACAACCATCAACGTTAAAACCGGAGAGCAGACAGCATGACAGCACAGATAGCGGCTTACGGGCGGCTGGTGGCTGACCCGCAGTTAAAGACCACCAGCAAGGGCACAACAATGGCGATGGCGAGTATGGCGGTTCCCCTGCCGTGCAGCCAGGCCGATGACGGAACGGCGACGATGTGGTTATCCGTCCTGGCGTTTGGCAGACAGGCTGACGCACTGGCCAGACACCACAAAGGCGAACTGGTGAGCGTGGCGGGTAACATGCAGGTAAGCCAGTGGACAGGCCAGAACGGCGAAACGCGGCAGGGCTGGCAGGTTATCGCAGACAGTGTAATCAGTGCGCGGACGGCGCGACCGGGCGGCAAAAAAGGCCAGCAGGGCCAGGCTACTGACGCACTGAACAGGGCAAAACAACAGTCTGGGAATGATGATCCGTACGGCGATAATATACCGTTTTAAATTCTGCAAACAAAAAGATGCCGGAAAAAAAATAGATTTTCCGGCATGCTACATAAATCCCGACCAAAGGAAGTAAATACATTAACACGAATTATCAGCACTGAAGTTGTCACGGCATATTTTATACAACATTGCACTTGGTTGCATGTATTCGCATAGCAGACATCGGTAATAGAATATATTCACAATTATTTGTAATGAATGTAAAGAGGATGAGTATGGTTGATTTATATTCGCCTACACAGCTTGTGCAGGTGGCTAATGCTGAAGATGTGCAAAAAAAATTAAATGCGTTGTTTACCAGTTTGTTTTTCACTCGCTCGGTAATGTTTGAATCGAGAGACATTATTCTTGATACGATCGACGATCCAAATATCCCGATCGCGGCGTTTTGCTCTCCTATGGTGGGCAGTAAAGTTTCACGAGATGAGGGATACGAATCAAAAACAATTCGCCCTGGCTATATGAAACCGAAAAGCAGCATTGATCCAAATAAGTTAGCTGTGCGCCCTGCTGGTGTATCACCTGAACAATACAATGCTTTTGGAGCGCGTAATATTAAAGTTAAACAGGCGATTGTAAATCAGGCTAAAGCTATTCGTGCACGTATTGAATGGCTTGCCGTTCAGGCAATCACAACGGGGAAAAATATCATTGAGGGCGATGGTATTGAACGTTATGAGCTGGACTGGAATATTAAACCACAAAATATCATCACTCAGTCTGGCGGTGCTGAGTGGTCAGGTAAGGATAAAGAAGCTTTTGATCCAAATGATGATATTGAGAGCTACGCAGAATTTAGTGAGGGAGTCACTAATATTATCATTATGGGCGGTAATGTATGGAAGAAATACCGTTCATTCAGGGCGATAAAAGAGGCTCTGGATACTCGTCGTGGTTCTAATTCCGAACTGGAAACGGCCCTTAAAGACCTTGGTGATTCGGTGAGTTTTAAAGGGTATATGGGCGATGTTGCGATTGTTGTTTACAGCGGGCGTTATACCGACGAGGACGGAACTGAAAAATATTTCCTTGATCCTGATTTGATGGTGCTTGGCAATACGGCTCTTCAGGGGATTGTCGCTTATGGCGGTATTCAGGATCCGGAGCTAATCCGGATGGGGCTGACTAAAGCCGAACTTGCACCGAAAAACTATATTGTACCTGGTGATCCGGCTATTGAATATGTGCAGACACATTCAGCACCACAGCCAATACCGGCCCGCATCAATCGTTTTGTTACCGTTCGCATTGGCTAAGGGGGAGCAATGGCTACTCATTACACTGAACTCATGTCTGGCACTGAAGCACTGGTTACTACGCTGGGGATATTTTCAGCCAATAAAGGGGTAATACCTGCGTTTACGCCACTGATGCAGGAAGATGCAACTGGTGCGCTAGTGGTATGGGATGGAACGAGCGCAGGCAAAGCGGTTTATGTTTCCGCTGTACAAATCGACACAGCGAAAAAAACACAGGCACAGGTTTATAAGACAGGTGTTTTAAATGTTGATGCTCTGAACTGGCCTGAGTCTGTAAAAGAACTGTCGGCAAAGGTTGCCGCGTTTGTTGGCTCAGGTATTTCTGTTCAGCCGCTGGCTCGTGTGTAAAGGGGGATACAATGCAGAATCATTACAATGACCTTAAGCCAATTGCCGAAATGATGTATCCGGATCCAGCAGTAGAGGAATTAAAGGCTATTGCTGACAAAATGCGTTTAAGTGAACGCCTTGTTGATATGAATCAGGTGATGGAACTTACTACCCTTAGCCGTCGCACATTGCTAAACCTTGAGGCTCGCGGAGAGTTCCCCGAACGCGTACAGGTTACGGAAGGGCGTAAGGCCTGGTATTTAAGTGAAGTGATCGACTGGATAAACAATATTCCTCGAGCTTCTGAATATTGCCGCGTACCTGTCCCAAAAAAGCCAGATGCGGCGCTATGCCTCAAGATTGAGCGTGTACGTCGCAATGCACGGGATGGTCGCTATAAGTTGATTGGTTGATGAAATTAGGGCCCGTTCTGGCTGGCGGGTCCTTTCCGGCGATCCGGTAGGCTACGGGGCGGCGACCTCGCGGGTTTTCGCTATTTATGAGCATTTTAAGGGGACTGGTGGTGGTTTTGTTGTTCGCTGTATCTGCATGAATAATAAGAGAAAAGTACAATCAATACACCAACCTGAAACAGTAATTAAGTTGTGGTATCAATGAAATTGCACCTGATGAACAAAAAAAACATGGCAAAAAGTTGCCGTGTAAGCGCCACTGCGTTCGATAAGTGGGGAGTGATTCCCGTCGAGCGTAAGGGCCGCGAGGCGTTTTATGATGTCGCCAGTGTAATAGATAATCGGGTTAACAATGCAATCAGCCAGATTACAAACGAAACGGGCGAGATTGATGATGATGAACTCCTACGAGTCAGGATCAGATTACTGACAGCACAGGCAGAGGCGCAGGAGCTTAAAAACGAGCGTGAACGCGGCGACGTTATTGATACAGCGTTTTGTATATACGTGCTTTCAAAATTGGCGAGTCAGATTTCTTCAATCATGGATAGCCTGCCACTTGTCATGATAAGGAAGTTTCCCGATATGAAGCCGTCTATGCTGGATGGCCTGAAAAAAGAAGTTATCAGAGCCTGTAACGCATGCGCAAAACTTGATGAAAATATCCCGCTGATGATGTCCGATTATCTGATGGAAACAACCGGAAACGTACCGGAGAAATTACGGCAACAGAAAGGTGAGTGACAGCCGCGCAATTATTGAACAAAACTGAGAAAGGATCTGATAACGTCATTTTTGGCCCAAAATGACCACTGTCAGATCCTTTCTTTTTTGATGATTTTACCATTAAACAATGAGTTACAGAGAAGAAGAACGGATCTGGCTTTTCCCGAAAAATTTTCATAAACAGTTAAGAATTGCGCGTATGGCTACCCCCGGTGTTTCATTTTCCAGGAAGGACCCGCCACAATTACGGCATTGTTTTCCATCACCACGGAGGCCATGACAATGACCGAAGCCGAAATGCTCAAAATGATTCGCTGCATTACCGGAGCCAGCCAGGCAGCAGGCAAACAGGAGGCCACGCAGCCGGATAGCGTGATAGCCGAAAATTACGCGCGTGTGGTGGCTGAGGTGATGCGCCGTGACGGTATTGAGCTTAACGGCGTGGATATGCGCGACATACGGAGCAGAGTTCTGGAGATGTTGTCATACCGTCGCCGCGTGCAGATGTACCAGGAGAAAGAAAAAATTACGTACCAGTGGAAGAAGCCGGAGCGGTTACGACGTTAACTTATGGTGACATACTGTGACGGAGAGTGACAACCAGTGACACACAGTGACAAAAAAGACGGTATTTAAATAGGGTGGGTGTTTAATACCCCCAGGGGGATAGAAATCCCTACACCTCATTGCTTATGGGACCGCCCGCCTACCCTTGTTCACATCGCCGCAGGTTCGAAAACTTTTTTTGGGAAGGTGTGCACGGGATTGATAGATGAGGTCTATCTATAAAAAATCACAAAATCCGCGCCATTGCTGGATCCGCCAAAAATCCCCCACCTTACGGCAGACAAAGAAAACGCGAATTATGGGCCTGTTGCAGAGAAAAAAGGTCTCACTAGTTTTGCGCACCCTAGCATCGAGGTTCGTCAGCCTCCCATCAGCAACCAGATAACTAATCTCGCTGGTGGGCATGATGCCGATATGGGGACTTCCATAACGGTTTATCCGTGATCATCCACCAGCTTCATGGCGGATAGCCGGAAAATGATAACGGTATAGCCCGTCGCTTGTGTCTATTTGTTCCGCATTGTTGCATACAGTGCACCGAACGGTGTAGTTAATGGTGTAGTTAATTTGCGATTTTTAACGTTATTTGCAGCGGTGTTTGTTGGTTAAATTCAATAAGTTATGCGCATTTAATTATAAATATCGTGAATGAATAATCATGCATAAGCATTTTGCTTAAAATATCGGCAATATTTGGAACTTATTACTGGAATTTTGGGTAATACGTTGTTGGACCGACCCGGTCTGGTTATCATATCGCGCTCTTAATTGCGGGAGGATGTAACATGAACCTTGACGACAAATCGCTGTTTCTTGACGCCATGGAAGATGTCCAGCCGCTGAAACGTGCTACCGATGTCCACTGGCATCCAACGCGTAACCAACGTGCGCCGCAGCGTATCGACACGCTGCAGCTTGATAATTTCCTCACCACCGGATTTCTCGACATCATCCCACTAAGTCAGCCGCTGGAGTTTCGGCGGGAAGGGTTGCAACATGGGGTGCTGGATAAGCTGCGCAGTGGTAAATATCCGCAACAGGCGAGCCTGAATCTTTTGCGCCAGCCGGTGGAAGAGTGCCGCAAAATGATGTTCAGTTTCATTCAACAAGCCATGGCTGATGGTTTGCGTAACGTGCTGATTATTCATGGCAAAGGACGGGATGATAAATCGCATGCCAATATTGTCCGCAGCTATGTGGCGCGCTGGCTGACCGAATTTGATGATGTTCAGGCATATTGCACTGCGCTACCGCATCATGGCGGCAGCGGGGCGTGTTACGTCGCACTACGTAAAACGGCGCAGGCGAAGCAAGAAAACTGGGAGCGCCACGCTAAGCGCAGTCGTTGA